TGGTAGCCGTCGCACTTGCCGAAGTCGTATCCACCAAGTAGTTGATCAGGCCGCCGACGTGGGTCCCGTCATGGTCCCACTTGGCCGCCCTGTTTGCCCAAGCCATCGCGTTTCCCTAAGGGGCCACCCCGAGGGTAACTACAGAAGCCCGCCCGCGCGGAGCTTCTCCACCTTCTCCTTCGTGAGCCCGGCGCGCTTCAGCCGCTCCGGTGTCCACTCGTCGGCGCCACCCGGCTCCCCATTCGGCAACTTCTCCGCAAACTTCACCGGCTCGCGCTTCCGAAGGTCGGCGAGACGCTTCTCGTACAGCGTCATCTCCGACTCCCCGAACTTCACCTTGACCGTGCTCTTCTGAAGCTCGGCCAGTTCCACCTTCAGCTCTTCCTTCTCCGCCGGAGTGATGCGCGTCCCGAGTGCGTCAAGCTCCCGGTCAATCGCCATCTCATTGATCCGCTTCTCGAGCGCGGCGATCCGATCGGCGTCCTTCGTCTTCTCCGCCTTCAGCGCGTCCAGCTCCGCCTTCAGCGTATCACGCTCGGCACGGATCACCGCGAGGGCGTCCGCCGCCGGTTTTTGCGCGGGGGCCGGCGCAGCCGCCGCCTCCGCCTTCGGTGCCTCAACCACTGGAGCCGGCTTCTCGATGGGCTCGGCCATCGTCTTGATCTCCTTCTCGGGCCATCCCTCAGAAAACGCCACGAGCCGGCCCGATTCGCGCTGCTCCTTGGCGTATACCGTCTCGATGTCTTGGAGGTCTTTGACCTCCGGGTGCGCCGCCCCCAAGAGCGCCACGCAGTCGATCACCCACGGAAGCACCTCGCCGCTCTTGTCGCGGAAGTCCCGCACAAGCTCGACGCTGCGCTTGGGGATCGCCCCGGCGCGGATCGCTTCCATGATGCGCGCCGGCACGTTCACGAAATCCGCAAGCACCTTGCCTGCGTGGAAGCGGATGTTGCGGAGGAGCCCGACGCGCGGGTGCGTATCCTCGCCGCCCCCGTCGCCTTCGTGCCCCACACGCACGAAAGGCTCGCGCCCGACGAGACTGTTCGTGTCCGCTACCATCTGGCGTAGCACCGTCTCGTCGAACCCGAACCCGTGGTGTTGCCCGGTGGAGAAGATCTCCACATTCGGGATCTCATAGGTCTCTTTCATGGTCTCTTTCCTGTGCCACTTGCCGTCATCGCCCTTGCGCCAACCGGCTTCTCGGGCTGCGGCAATCGCCTCGCGGGCGCATAACTCGCCGGACCCGCCGCCGGCCATGCACTTCGCGTACACCGCCTCCATGAGATCGTTCATCGCCTTCGGCGCGTTCTCAAACTGCGGCATGTAGAACTACTCCATCCGCCGGCGCAAAGCGGATTCCACGATCGCCCGGATATTCGTTGATATGATCGTAGTCGCCGTACCAAATCGATGCCGGGATCCCGTCAATCACGGGGAACGCTGCGCACGACCGAAACGGATTGCCAGAATAGTGCTTGCAGAATAGGCATTGTATCTCCGATGGTACAGTCATTTGCGTCTCCTGCTCTTCGGAAGCCGTGGACTGTTATGGGAAAATCCACCATCTGCGTTATCAATGGCCCATCTTGTAGCCGCTTCCAGCGACTCGCCTATCTTGATCGCAAGCGGGCGCGGAGTGCCGCTCAGAAGAAACTCAGCGTATCCTTCCGCCACAAACTCGTCTAGGCTCGTCGCTGCATATTCTGTCAGTTCAATGGCGCGCCGTGCTTTTGAAAGTGCTCGAAAACGCTCGTACTCCTTCCGAATACCATCTTTTTCAAGCAGTTCCAATACTCGCACACCCGCCCCCTGTCTCCCGCCGGGGAGCGGCACCATTGCTCGACATGCGTGCCCAAGCTCGTGCGCCAAATAGTTTCTAACTTCTGCGACGGATCTTGCGACTGATCCACCCCGGTAGCCAAGGCGGCGCGGTCTGAGCTCAACAAGGCTTCGCCCGAGCGATAGATGCCCCTGAAGATACTCGGCGCCTCCACTCATTTTGCCCGCAAGATCGTCATCAATGACAGTCCCGTCCACGCGGAACTCTGGGAATCGCTCAGAGAATCTTTTGAGAACGTCCACGATCTCGCGGGCCGCTTCTGGCCTTGCGTGTGGTATACGAAGATTTCTAACGCCTATGTGTTCGGCCGCCCAGTCCATCGCAGCTTGCGCGCTATCAAACCGCTCAGGCACTCGCGGGATTGTCTTCCCGACATCTGGTATAGACAGCTTCGCGGTCTCGCCACTAAGCCGCTTCTCGATGGCCACATAAGCATCTGCCGTTTGCTTCCGCCACCGCTGAAGCGCATTCCATCTTACGTCTGTTGCCACGAACGGATTTTCTCGGATCAGAGCCCTTTCGTGTTCCGTCAAGTAGTCGTCAGACGGAATCTTCTCCGCATGGGCGGCGACGTATGCCGCTTGTCGGGCTTCTTCTAGGCTTTCTTCCAAAGATTTGCCAGCGAATCTCATTGGCTCGCCGGCTGGCAACACCCCGAAGCCCTTTTGCGGCTGCACGTCTGGGCGCTCCGTCTCTGCCCACTCCTCGTAGCGCGTGATCGGTACCAGCATCGACCGGCAATGCACGTGATTCGGCGGCGTCAGTTCCTGAATCAGCGCCTCGTTCTCCGGCGTCTTCGCAATCACCTTGCCGTCCCAGTTACGGCAAAAGTCCGAGGTGCGCCCGTCAAGAATCGCCGAATACTCCACCGCCTCTACCACGTCAACCTCGGGGTCCATGATCAAATCAGTCCGTCCCGCGTTGTAGGCGGCGCTCGCCTGCGTACGCACAAGCGCCTCCATCTTCGACGCCTTGAGCAGCTTGTCGCCCGTCGTCGGGTCCACCGTGCCGTCGGCAACCCAGCCGCGAAAGACGGACTCCATGCGCGCCTTGATGCTCTCAGTATCCGCCGCGCCGCTCGTAAGCCCCTCCATAACCGTCGTCTGAATCGTGCGGAGCAGGTCTTCGTTCGTCACGCCCGCCCACGTGAGCGAGCGGCCCGCTAGCCGCTTCTGCAACGTGTCGGGCAAGAACCGCTTGGACAGCGTGGTCCCCGGATACCGCGCGCGCTTCGCCGCCCCCCCGCGCGCAGGGTCCGGCTCCGCAAACGTCATGCCCCCGGGAGTCGCGCGGTCCAACTCGTTGCTCACATCTTCGCGCGCCTGCAACGCCGCCGCATACGCCATAACCATCAACGCCGATACGATGCGCCGGCGGTTCTCCTCCGTCTCCACCCGCACGCGCTCCGCAATCCGGTTCGCGAGCACCACCGCGTCGTCGCCGGCGCCCACTACTTCAACCCCCATGCGTACCGCTTCGCGCCCAAGGCATACCGCCCGCTTGCCACGACCGGGAACCCTGCCACCGTCAACGCGCGCTCGATCTGCCCCCGCGTGTAGGCGTACCGCTTGCGCCCGCGCTCCATCCGCAACCACCGCTTCACGCGCCGCCACCACGGCTCGTCAAGCGTCACAACCAAGAGCCCGCCCGGCTTCAAAAGGCGATACAAACGGCTATAGATGATCGACAGCTCCACCCACGAAAACCGCTCCGCCGAATCCATCATCGCCACAACATCCGTCCCGCCGTGCGGCTGGCAGCCGATCATCGCCAGCGTGTAGTGCATGTCGAGCACCGGAATCGCAAGCCTCGTCGGCATACCAAGTGCGCCGTTTCCGGCTACGTCCCCAACGTCCAGCAACCGGCCCTTGCGCCGCGTCTCGTCGGGGATCAGGTCGCGCACCGCACGTATCGTCGCCCGGCTCACGCGCGGCCTCTCAGGATCCCGCCATCTCTTCGGCGATGATCTCAAGCGTTGCATCCTTGATCGCTGCGGTTTCATCCTGCACCTGCGCCAGCGCCTCGTCTATGATCGCCCCCAGCTTGCGCTCGATCTCCACGAAGTTCACCTTGCGCTCGTACGCGTTGACCATGCGAGCGGCCTCGGCGAACCTCGCGCGCGTCTCTTCGTCAAGGGCGGGAGGTTGCTGGAACCCGAACGGCGACGGAGGCGGCTCCGGCTTGCCCCCGCCGATGATCTCCTCCTCTGGCGTGTCGTCTCCGGGACGCTCCGCTCCCGCCGCCTCGTACACGTCATCCAAGAGCAAATCAGCCCCCAACTCCTTCGCCAGCTTCAACCGCTCAAGCTGCGCCGCCCCGTCCTCTTCCTGGTACGGATCAAACCGGAACGTCGGCATCTCCTCCGCCGATACGTTCGGGTAGTTCCACTCGATCAGCGGGCGGATCACCTGCTCGTCCATCGCGTCTTCCAGCGAGCGCCCAATGCGATCGACCGTCTCCGCAAACGTCCGCTCGTGGGTCTCCGACAGCGCGAGAGAGCCGCCTTGCCCTGAGGAGCCCGTGCCGCTGAACATCGTCTGCGGGATACTAAGGCCCTTGAGGATTTCGGCGTTACAATGCTCGATCGCCTGCACGAGCCCATCGCCAACGCCGGGAGGCGGGTAGTTGATCACCAGGTCCTCGTTCAACCCGACAACGTAGGCCATTGAGCCGCTATGCTTGACAAGGCCGTCAAGTATCGTCTGGCGATCTCCGGGCAATGCCTCCGTCTTCTGGACGATCGTGCCGCTCCCGAACTTCTCCATGTGGACCGCGAGGTAGCGTGTGAGGTGGTCCTTGATCGTGTAGACGCGATAGATCGGGCGCAGTACGCTTTCGCCGTACCAGTTGCCCTTGGAGCGGTTGGGCACGAACACGATGAACTGCGAGAGATCGTCGCCCTCGATGGTCTTGCCGTAGTCGAGCGCGCCCTTGTACTTGAGCGCCTCGAGATCGCCGTACTTGTCTACCACGAGATCCATGCTCTCTTGCCACTTGGAGCTGAAGCGCAGATAGCCCCACTTGCCGCGATAAGGGCCGTCCTCGTACATGACTGGCACCTTCTCGATGACGGCATAGCCCATCGGTAGGGCGTCAAGCATGTCGTGGAGAAGGTCGCGCTCGTGCCCCTCGATTTGCGCGAGCGCGTAGCGCGTGAACCTGGCTAGCTCTTCGGCGCGCTCCCCTTCACCTGCGACGATCTGCCAGCCCTTCGCGAGCCGCGCTGTCTCAAGGAACTGCAAGCCGAGGGCGACGACCGGATCCCGCCGGATCATCTCCCGGTACGTCTTCAGCCCGTGAGAGCGGACGATCTTGTCGGGGTTGTACTGTTCGAGCCCGAGCGACCAATACTCGTCGGGCGTGACGCCGGACGGCAAGAGTGCCGGAGCGTCGGCTGTTTTCGGCGGCTTCGCCTTGCGCGCGCGCTTGGGCTTTGTTTCCTCGGGCATCAAACAAGCTCCATTTGTCTCTCGGGCTTGCGTTGTTTCTTGGTCTTCGCGGGTTCGCCGCGTTCGGCGTGACGGATTCGTGCGCGGGCGATCTCCGCATAGTCGGGTTCCTTCTCGATGCCGACGAAGCGGCACCCTTCAGCGAGGGCGGCGATGCCGGTTGAGCCGGAGCCTGCGAACGGGTCAAGGATCAGCGTGTCGCCGGGCATCTTCACCAGGCGGCAGAGGTAGCGCATGAGGGCGACGGGCTTGACGGTGGGATGGTGATTGCGCGGAGGAACACGATTCCCCTTGTCGGTATTCATCCATTCGCCGTTGTCATTTTGCGTGCGTCCGGCGAATCCTTCCTCGCCGTTGAATGTAAGTTCGGTATTTCGACGGGGCAGTTCCTCGCATCCCGCGTCCCTCTCGGCCTTGCTCGCCTTCGCGCAGTAGAAGAAGCGGGAGGCGGAGCCGGAATCAGAACCGCGCGGAGCCTTACATTCTGTCTGCCCGTCCGCTCCTTTATATCCGAGTCCCGATCGCCGCGTTGGATTTGCTCCGCTCGAAGAGTGCGGGAACCTCCCCACGACCTCTTCGCTCCCGTCGTGGATCAGGTTCGCGGGCCAGCGGCCGAGCCGGTGCGATTCGGTGGGATTCGGTCTGACTTCGCTGCTACGCTTGTCGCTGCTGTAGTGATGCGACTTTCCGCCTGGCCCATTCGGGTAAGAATACGTGTCGCTGGTTTCCACCCTGCACCCGTCCACGTTGATCGCTCCGCATCCATGCTCTATGCAGTTCTCCGCGACGGTTCCCGAGAGCGGTTTGCGAGCGACGAGGATCGGCTCCCACGCTGGCTTCAGCGCCGTGCCGTAGCCGGACCAGAGACGAGCGGCTGGGGTTCCCCCGATGTACTGACGGGCGTTCCTGTCTACTGCGTTTGCGTCATCCATCCACGGACGCTGATAGCCCTCATGCCCTTCCTCTCCACGCATCCTGCCTCGTTCAATCCATCCAGCGTGCGCCGCTGATTTGGGTGCTCCAAACATTCCACCAGTCCCCGCCGCCTTGTCGATCGCCTTGCTCACGTCCAGCGACTTCGGGAAGCCGCTCCCGTAGACCCACATCACGCAGTCGCGGATCTCGAATCCCGCGTCCTCGATCGCACACGCGAGGCGGTGGAAGGTGCGCGTCCCCCCGAACGCGAGGAGATGCGCGCCCGGCTTGAGAACCCGCAAGACCTCGCGCCAGAAAGGCTCGCCCGGCAGCCCGTGGTCCCATTCCTTCCCCATGAACGCCAGACCGTACGGCGGGTCCGTCACGCACGCGTGGAA